CATGGCCTCAAAAAGGCGCATCAGTAACTTTACCTTTAGGATCATCTGCTCCTATTAAAACTGCTGCTACACCTCAAGTAAGTGGTCCTCAGTATTCTATGACTGTGGCCGATACCGGCGGCGGTTACTTTGGTACTGCTTTCAATTTAGCCGTAGGTTCTTCCGGCGGTTCAGTGTATGCCACCGCCGGAGTAACAGGCGGAATCGCCGGTTCAGTTTATCCAACAAATCTATATGCTGACTTATCTCAAGCTACTGCTGCAACAATCAATCAATTACGTCAATCATTTCAAATTCAAAAGCTACTCGAAAGAGATGCTCGTGGCGGTACTCGATATACTGAGATTATTCGTTCTCACTTTGGCGTTATCTCTCCTGATTCTCGCTTGCAACGGCCGGAGTACCTCGGAGGCGGTTCGACACCGATCAACATTAATCCGATTGCTCAAACAAGTGCTACAGGCCAAACAGGCGGCACTACCCCTCTGGGCAACCTTGCTTCTATGGGTACTGCCTTGGCTCATAATCATGGATTTAGTCAATCATTTACTGAGCACGGCGTAATTATCGGATTAGTATCCGTAAGAGCCGAATTAACATATCAACAAGGTCTCCACAAAATGTGGAGTCGTTCAACTCGTTATGACTTTTACTTCCCAGCTTTTGCTATGCTGGGTGAACAATCTGTTCTTAATAAGGAGATATATGTTACAGGAACCTCAACCGATACAGACGTTTTTGGATATCAAGAACGCTGGGCAGAATATCGCTATAACCCATCTCGAATCTCGTCTCTCTTCCGTTCTACGGCTTCAGGAACTATTGATGGTTGGCATCTTGCTGAAAAATTCACTGCGTTGCCTACTCTTTCTAGTAGCTTTATCGTGTCTAATCCTCCAGTATCACGGGTGGTTGCAGTAGGTTCTGCTGCAAACGGACAACAATTCATCTTTGACTCTTTCTTTGATGTTAAGAAAGCACGCCCAATGCCAATGTACTCTGTACCCGGCTTAATCGATCACTTTTAATATGGGTGATCTAATCGGAGGACTCACTGGTGGCTTGTTAGGCTTTGTAGGCTCTAACATGACCAACCAAAAAAATTGGGATATTGCTCAATCTGCTAATCAATCGGCTCAACAAATAGCCGATGCTAATAATTCATTTAATGCACAACAATATGCTACTCGATACCAAACTACTGTAAAAGACCTACAAGCAGCTGGATTAAATCCAATGCTTGCTTATGGTCAAGGTGCTGGTTCACCTATACCCGCTGTAGCAGCTCCTGTACAAAGAGCTGCACCAGCTGTAAACAGCATTGGTAATGCTGTATCTGCATATAATTCAACACGTATGAATTTAGCTGAAACTAAACTTAAAGAAGAACAAGCAAGTGCAACAACCGCACAAGCTGAAACTTCAAGAACTCAAGCTCTGCAAAATATTGCGTCTACTGCAAAACAAGAGCAAGATACTAAAACATCTCTTGCTGTGGAAAATGTAAACCGGATGCAATTAGATAAAATTGCATCGGAAATAGCTTTGCAAAAAGCAACTGCGGTACAAACCAATGCTCAAACTGCAAAAACTAACGTAGAAACAATGCGCGCAAATCAAGAAAAGCAAATTCGCGCTCCAGAAGAAGCAAAATCAAAAACATGGTGGGGTAAACACGTATCCCCCTACTTATCTGACTTCTCCCGTGGCGCTTCATCGGCCACTTCCGCTGCTACTATGATGAAATAAGGAAAACTATGAAACTTGATCCAACACAACCAAAAATCCCATTTTTGCGTACACCTTATAATTATGATAAGGATGCTGCGTCAAATGAGTCAGGGTTGGCTTGTGAGGAGCCTTCCCTGACTCAGCAGCATTTCAAAGACGAAACGGATATAAACAATATCCTTCGTCAATTTAATATTACAGGCCTATTGCCTGAACAACCTTTATCGCCTCGATATGGCGATTTCACAGGCATTGGCGACTATCATGGAGCCCTTAATGCCGTTATCGCTGCAGAAGACCAATTCATGGCTTTGCCAGCCCTTCTTAGAGCTAGGTTCGAAAACGACCCAGCTCAACTCATCGATTTCTTAAACGATGAAAACAACCGCTCTGAAGCGGAAAAACTCGGCCTTTTGGAAGTACCAAAAGCCGAAAGCACAGTTACTCCACTTGATGTAACTGTGCTAGGTGACACCAAACCTTCAAAATCTGAATAACTGAGGAGCCGAAAATGATGATTTTAAAAAGAAAACACATGTCTAAGCATAAACACGCTAAGACATTTCGAAAACACGGCCATAAAACAAAATCGGCTAATGTCCGATCATCCCCTCAGCGTGGAGGCTGGAGACTCTAAAAAAGTCCCAGTCCACCTCACATGGCCTGTTATCACCCAATATCTGCTGGATTAAGCGGATATCAAACTAACTTTGCCACCGGCAAAGTTTATAGGAGGGTCATTTTCAAAAGAAATGATCCCGACATCGTTCAAGAGGTCTCCTTGCCCTGTGGACAGTGCATAGGCTGTCGTCTTGAACGCTCACGTCAATGGGCTATTCGTTGCATGCACGAAGCCCAATTACATACAAATAACTGTTTCATCACACTCACATATGACGATACACATCTCCCAAGCGATCGATCGCTACATTACAGAGACTTTCAGCTCTTTATTAAAAGACTTAGAAAACGCTACTCCACAACAAAAATCGGCTATTATATGGCTGGCGAGTATGGCGAATCATTCGGCCGACCTCACTTCCATGCCTGTCTCTTCGGAATCGACTTTCATGATAAAAAATTATGGAAAAGGACTTCCTCTGGTTCTCTCATATATCGATCCCAAGACCTTGAAACCCTCTGGCCATTTGGTTATTCCTCCATTGGAGACGTTAATTTCGAATCCGCCGCATACGTGGCTAGATATATTATGAAAAAACAAACTGGCAAAGAATCGGAAAAATATTATCAATATTCCGATCTAGAAACAGGGGAAATAGTACAAATGACCCCTGAATTCAATAAAATGTCCCTAAAGCCCGCTATTGGGCTTAACTGGTACAAAAAATACAAAAATGACGTATTCCCACACGATTATGTCGTACTTAGAGGTCAAAAAATAAAACCTCCAAAATACTATGACAAACTCTATAAAAACGACAATCCTTATGAATACGAAAAAATAATTACAAACCGAGAAATCGGTGCTAAGATAAATCACGCAGATAACACTTATGATCGACTGGCCGTTAAGGAACAAGTCGTAAAAGCTAAACTGCGTAAACTAAAACGAACCCTCACTTAAGGAAAACCTCATGAAACTTAATCTATGTTCTGTAAAAGACCGAGCTGCGGATGCCTACGGCAGACCAATGTTCGTCCCTTCAACTGGAGTCGCTTTGCGCTCCTTCTCAGACGAAGTAAACAGACAAGCTGAAGATAATCAGCTCTTCAATCATCCTGATGACTTCGATCTATATGAATTTGGCATCTTTGATGACAATACTGGTACGTTCGAGATATACGAACAACCAAAACTCCTATCATTAGGAAAACAAGTAAAACTAACTACTTAAAAAAAACCGTAAAGGGGGGTAATATCCCCCTTACGGAACAACTCTAAAGGTTAAACATCATGCATCGCAATCAATCGGTAAACCTTCATCAATTCACATCAATCCCTAAAGCGGATATTCCACGCTCAAAATTCGACTGTCAATCAACTCACAAAACTACATTCGATGCTGGAACTCTAATCCCTGTATATGTGGATGAAGTACTCCCTGGCGATACATTCAACCTAAATATGACGGCATTTGCCCGTCTAGCTACTCCTCTATATCCAATCATGGATAACATGGTTATGGATAGCTTCTTCTTCTTTGTCCCCAATCGCCTAATTTGGTCAAATTGGCAAAAATTTATGGGACAACAAGCAAACCCAGCTGATTCAATCAGCTATGTAATCCCTCAACAAGTGTCACCTACAAGCGGATATGCCGTAGGCTCACTCCAAGACTATATGGGATTACCAACGCTCGGCCAAGTAACGGCCGGCAATACTGTAAGCCATTGTGCCTTTTGGCCACGTGCTTACAATCTCATCTGGAACGACTGGTTTCGTGATGAAAACTTACAAAACTCCGTCACTGTGGATACTGGTGACGGCCCCGATACTGTTACTAACTACACTCTCTTACGTCGTGGTAAACGGAAAGACTATTTCACATCCGCACTTCCATGGCCTCAAAAAGGCGCATCAGTAACTTTACCTTTAGGATCATCTGCTCCTATTAAAACTGCTGCTACACCTCAAGTAAGTGGTCCTCAGTATTCTATGACTGTGGCCGATACCGGCGGCGGTTA